GGCGCAATGATCCGGGCCACGATCCAGTCCGTCATCGAGGGGGCGATCAAACGGTTCAACGCAGCGGGCAGACCGGGCGAAACCTTTACCAGCCGCGAGTACATGCAACACTATGGCTTCACGTCCAGGCCCCTGGCCGGAGCGGAGGGCGTCATCGTCAACCAGGGCAATCATTACATCCTGATCGCCACCGACGACCGGCGCTACAGGGTTGCCGTCGAGGCGGGCGAGGTGTGCCTGTACACGGACGAGGGCGATCAGATCCGGTTCAAGCGTAACAAGGAAATCTACGTCAAGAGCGGCAACAAGCTGACAGCCGAGGTGACCAACGATGTAACCGTCACGGCCAAGCGGGTCAATTTGACCGCCACGGAATCCATTACCCTGGCGTCGCCCAGCGTGGCGGTTCAAGGTGCGCTCACCACCACGGGAAATATCGCATCGGCCGGAAGTGTTACCGACACAACCGGCAATACAAACCACCACACCCATCCATAAGGAGCGGGAAAAATGGACTTTAACATCGACATCGCCACGGACGGCAGCGCAGCGGGCGTTATGACTTTCGATAAATCAGCAAATGGGAACCTGATGAACAACATCTATCTGAGCCTGGTCATCAAAAAGGGATCCTGGTTCCAGGATCTCAATTTCGGTTCCCGCCTGCACCTGCTCCAGCGGGCCAAAAACACGGAGCAGACGGCGGCCCTGGCCGAAGAGTACTGCAAGGAGGCGCTGCAATGGCTCATCGATACCGCCCGGGCGACCAAAATCGACGTGATCTCTGAACGCGACCGCCTGCAGGATCTCCACCGCCTCAAGCTGCTCGTGGCGGTGACCAAGGCGGACGGTGACCAGGTCACATATACGACCTTCATGGAGGTGGTATGAGCAATAATTTTCTAGAAGATTTCAACACGATTCTGGACGGGATCCTGACCGATTACCGCAACCAGCTCCCCGGCGCGGACACCTCCCAGGGGTCGCTGATATTCATTAAATCGGCCTGCCTGGCATCGGCCCTGTGGGGACTGTATCACTACCAGGAGTATATCAGCCGCCAGATATTCGCCGATTCCTCAGACACGATCAACTTGGAGCACCACGCCTGGGTCAGAGGGTTGAGTCGCACTTACGGCGAGACGGACGCGGCGCTGCTCGCGCGGCTCCTGGAGTACATTCGCCGCCCCCCGGCGGGCGGAAATCGTTACGATTATATCAAGTGGGCGACGGCGGTCGACAATGTGCACCGCGCCTGGTGCTATCCCCTGTCCCAGGGCCTGGGTACGGTCGACGTCGTGATCCTGGCCAACGAGACGACGACAGGTTCGGAGATACCGTCCTCGTCGGCGAGGATCGGCATCACGACCACCGCCACGGCAAGCAAGCTGATTGATTCAGGCGCGTCTTTTTCGACCGGCCACGCCGTCGCTGCAGGAGACATCGTCGAAAACCCGCTCCGAGAGACTCGGACCACCGTGACGGCCGTCGACAGTACAACACAGCTTTCCCTGGACAACGATATATTCAAGTTCGTCAATGAACCGTATATTGTCCACTGCCAGACCGGGACAAACACGTCCGTCAGCGCGGGCAAACTCATCGACAGCGCCGGTGCCTTTACAAACACCACGTACACCGTCAAAAAAGGCGACGTTGCCGAAAACGTCACGGATGCCAAGCAGACGACAGTAACTTCCGTCGACAGCGCGACACAACTCTCCCTGGTCCAGGACATCTTCACGGCGACGGGCAAAACATACGTGATCCGCGGCCTCGTCGGGGAGGTCAAAAAATACATCGATCCCCTGCGGCCTGTTACGGGATCGAAGGTGAGTATCATCGCACCGACCACGCTGACCCAGGCCGTCACGATGACCGTCACGAGATCCGGCCTCGACCGGACCGTCATCGCGGCGGACATCGCAGCCTACATGGCCGGGATGGAGCCGGGGCAGATCCTTTACCTGTCCAAATTGATCCAGATCGCAATGGATGACGGCGCGGACAATGTGTCGATCTCCGTCCCGTCGGGCAATGTGACGCCGACCTCGTACCAGATAATCCGGCCAGGAGCGATCAATGTCTCATAAAAACGTCCTGAAACAGCTACTCCCGATCGAACTGCACGGCGTCAACGATGCCGACCTCGCTGTCGAGGGCAGCGCCCTGGACGCCGTACAAGCTAGAGTCGATCAATTGTTGAGGGAGGGGTATCCGCAATCCTGCAACGAGCTGATTGCGGATTGGGAACGCGTCTGCGGCCTCACCCCCCTGGAGACGGATACGCTCCAGATGCGGCAGGTGCGCGTCATCGCCAAGCTCAGGGAGCGACGCGGGCTGTCCATTCCCTATTTCATGTCCCTGGCCGATGACTTCGGCTACACCATTACGATAGAGGAACTCCCGGCGGGTACGGACGGCTGCGGCGACGAGGGGATATTCCGCTGGCGGGTCACTTTTACGGGGACACCGTTGTACTGGTTCCGTACAGGTCAGTCGCGGGCGGGGGAACGCCTGGTCGACGGTCCCGTGGCGACGGCTCTGGAGGGGCTGTTCACGGAACTGAAACCGGCCCATACACAGATCATCTTTGCATATTCGTCATAGGAGGTAAATGATGGCTAAAACAGTCTTTTCCGATACCCCGCCGCAGGGAACAGTCGTGACGGCAGCGTTTCTCAATGCTGTCAATAATCACCGCCATACCGGTGAGGATGCCGACGGCGCGGGAGCGCTCGATTACGCGGTGGCCACGGGCAGCAGCAATGCCTATTCCATGACCCTGACACCGGCCCTGACTGCTCACATACCCGGTATGCCGGTCTATATGAAGGCAAACCACACCAACACGGGCGCAGCCACGGTTAATATCAACGGCCTGGGAGCTATGGCCATAAAACGGCGGGACGGCAGTGCCCTACAGCCTAACGATATTCAATCCGGCCATCTCGTTGCCCTGTCTTATGATGGGACCTATTATCAAATCATGTCCCAGGACTCCGGCGTGACGGAAGCGGGTGAAATCGGTTTTTTCCCTTTAAGCTCGGCACCGTCCGGATGGTTGAAGGCCAACGGCGCCGTCGTATCCAGGACAACCTATTCCAGACTATTTGCCGCCATCGGCACATTGTTCGGCTCAGGTGACGGATCGACGACGTTCAATCTGCCGGATCTTCGAGGCGAGTTTATCCGTGGCTACGATGACGGCCGCGGGGTGGATTCAGGCCGCAACCTCGGCAGCACCCAGGCCGATGAGTTCAAGGCGCATACACACGATCTTCCGGCGGACGCAGTAGGAGCTACGGAAAGACAGTCTCTCTATACTACGCCCTCGTCCGACGAAGGCTTTAATGGGGCAAATTTATCCGCCGCAACCGGCGGCACGGAAACCCGCCCCCGGAATATCGCACTGCTGGCGTGCATCAGATATTAAGGATGGGAGGGACTATGGACATTTATCATTATGACCGCGATACGGGGGAATACAAAGGCAAAGGCAAGGCCGATCCGTCCCCTTTGGAAAAACAGATATGGCTGATCCCCGCATTTTCCACAACGAATCCACCGCCTGCAACGGTCACGGGATATGCCAGGTGCTATATCGACGGCAAATGGACACAGATTGAGGATCACCGGGGGGCGACTGTTTACAGTAAGGCGGACGCGTCAAAAATGGAAATGAAGGGCCTGGGGCCGATTCCCGACAGCCATACAAATCTATCCCCCGCGTGCCCATTCCCCCAGTGGAGTGAAGTGACGTGGGTAACGGATTCTCAACAAGAGAAGGCGGCTCAAATAGCACAGAAGACTGTCGATCTTGCGGCAAGCGATCAAAACATGGCGCACATCACGGAGGATCTGATCGATGCGCTGATTTTAAAAGGCGTTATCGGGCTGGCCGATCTGTCTGTTTCGGTACAACAGAAACTCACCGACCGAAAGACCCTGCGGACGGACTTGTCGGTTCTGACGGACATTAAACCCAAATAAAAGGCGGACAGTATATCAAGGAGTACCAGGCTCCTCAACACATGTGACCGGGGGGACACATGACGGGATAACCCGCTACCATCCGCGCAGAGAACACACGGCATATAGCAGGGTTACTCCCCAAAATCAAGGTGAGGAGGAGCACTGTATGAAAAGTTTTTTGGCCTACAT